TAATCGAAAGCGGGTTGATGGAGAGGATCGGGAAGACGTACAAGAAGACGACGCGGCAAGTCGCAAAGGTGGTTGCGTTCTTATACTTCTACGGCGGAACTCCGGTCGGATTGGCGAAGAAGTTGCACTGTCCGCTCCCCGAAGCAGAGCAGTTCTTCAAAGACTTCAAAGCCGCGTACCCGACGCTGAGCCGTTGGTTCACCGAGTGCGGGCGCGCGCCGTTCGAGCAGTCCGCCAGGCGCGCCGACGGTTCGACCGCCGGATACGTAACGACGTATGCCGGTCTGCGCCGCTGGTTTACGCTGCCAAAGCCTACCGCGTCGAACAACGAGCAGTGGCGGCAGCGCGGGGCTATTCAGCGCCAGGCGATGAATCACCCTTGTCAAGGCGGAAACGCGGTGATAATGGCGCAGGCGATGGCGGATGCGTTCCGTCTCTGCGAACCGCGCGAGGGCGGGGTTGAGGCGACGTTGGGAATCGAACGAATGATCGTCGCCCCGATTTACGATGAGGCGCTGGCGATTGTGCCCGCGTCGCTGCCGGAAGACGAAGCGCAGCGCTGGCTGGAGCAAGTTATGATGAACGCGGCGCAGCGGTATATGCAGCGCTGCCCGCCCGCGGTCGAAGCGAACCCGATTTCAAAGAATTGGAGGAAATACTAAGATGACTTCGTTCTTTGGCGTCCAAATCCAGAAGAAACAACCGCTCGTTGACGCCATCCGCGCCGTCGTCGCCGCGAAGCGCCGCCCGGTCGCGGCGCGGGATCGCGTCTACGCGAGCGAGATAACCAACTGCGACCGGCGCATCACCTTCGGGCTGTTAGGCTGCGAACCGGACGCGCCGCGCGCAGATAGCCCGTCGGCGTTGCTGGGCGACGCGATCCACGCGCATTTAGAAGCGCTGTTGAAGGAAGCGTTTCCGGGGCGCGTCGAGACGGAAGTGCGGGTGGTGGGCGGCGCGATCTCTGGGCGGATCGACGCGCTGCTGATCGAAGACGACAACACGCTGACGGTGGTTGACATCAAAACCGTCAGCGCGCGCGAGTGGGCGGCGCGGTCGAAATTGGAAGAATACGTTGACCAGATCAGTGTGTACGCCGCGCTGACCGACGCGCAGACCGGCGTGGTGCTGTTGGTCAATAGAGACACCGGCGAAATGGAAGAGATGCGCTTCGAGATCGACCGCGCACGCGCGGAGGCGTTGCTCTACAAGGCGTTGCGACTTCAGTCGCTGGCGCTGGAGGGGTATATTGCAGAAGCGACGGCGTGGGGTACGGAAGAGTGCCGGTGGTGTCCGTTCCGCAAGCGGTGTGAGTCGCTTGACAAAACGGGCGTTCTGGTGTATAGTGACGGGTAAGGCGAGTGTGCCGAGGTTAGCAGAAAGGAAGTAGAAGGTATGTTCAAGGAACTGATCAGCAACGGAAGCCGAAGCGAACGACCGGAACTGAACGGGGCGTACACAGCGATCTTTCGCGGCGTGTCCCAACGTCAACGACCGACCTTCGAGACGAGGAACGACCCGGAGCCGACGCTCGAAGACGTTTTTGTCTTCGAGTTTGAGGTTATAGACGCCGACTTTGGCGAACCGATCCGCGTCTCGAAGTGGGTGCGCAAACCGAAACGGTTGACGCACCCAAACGGCGGGAAGGTCACAAACCTGTACAAGACGCTGGCGGCGCTCTACGGCGTCGTTCAGATGTCGGACGCACAGTTGGAGAACGCAGAAGAATTTGTGGAGAAGGAGGCGATTGGACGGCAGTATCAACTCACGCTGGAGACCAAACCCAGCGGTTGGGTTGAGATCGTGCACATCGCCCCCGCCCGCCGAACGCGCCAGCGGAAGACAAAAGAAGATGAAGACGTTCCGTTCTAAATCCGAACCTCGTTGGAAGAGAAAGGAGCGCGAGGCAGTCAAGGCGTTGCAAGCCATATTCGGGCGGGTGAGCGATCCGTCGCTTGCCCGCCTTTTGACTTCGACCGGGCGTGTGGGGCACCTCACGCGCTTCGGCGTTGATGGGTTCGTCGGGGACAACCCCGGCTTTGCTGTTGAGGTGAAAGCGAGGAAACGAATGTTGACGAAACCAACGCTTGATGCATTATTGCAGACCATCGACCGCGCGGCGCGCTTTGAGCGCATTCCGCTGTTCGTTTTGGTGTTCGGGGATGATGTGCCAACCCGAACCGAAAACGGCGCGCGGGTGGATCGGGAGTGGGTGATGATGCCCCAGCGCGTTCTTGATGAACTGCTGGGGAAGGAGCGGAAGGATGAATGACGCAGAGGAACGCTTTGTGCGCCGGTACGCGCACCTGGCGGAAGACGCGCCGCTTGACTGCCACGCGGCGCGCGCACTGCTGCGGCGCGCGCTGGCGGATCGAGAGGCGCTGGCGAAATATCTCCTGAACGACGAGTGTGCGCCGTCGCTGCTGGGTGAGTTCATCTTCCGTCACTGGAACGACGCGATATGCGATCCGGTCGTCAGTTCGGCGCTGCGCCTGACTGTAAAGGTGATGGAGGCGCTTGACCGGATAGAGGACGAGCGCGACCGGCGGGCGGCAGAGTGGTGGTTCCGGCTCGGGTTGGTTCCGTCAACGCGCGTGCTGCGCCGGTTGTGCGAGGGGATCAACGATGCGCGATGACGATCTGCGCGCCGCGATGTCGTTCTTCGCAGCGCGACTGCGCGGCGTGGATGTGACCGAGGCGGGGCTGCGACGCTGGACGCGGCACAAACTGCGCAACGATACGCAGGCGGTCGCAGAACTGATGCTGACGGTCGGGTATCGTCCGACGTACATCAGATACTTCCTACGCTACCACGTCCCGACGCTCCGCGAGAGCGCGGTGGTCGGGGAAACCTACGCCGATCCTAGCGCGGCGGATGCGTATCTTGGGCTGTGCTGGCGTTTGGACGAGAACGTACTGACTGTCTACACCGATCTGCACGCCGCCGCGAAGCGTCTGCGGCAACCCTACCGCGATCTCGCGGCGGTCTGTCTGCGGTGGGGGTACGTACACGAGACGGTTGTACAAATGTTAGCAAAAGCGCTAGAAAGGAAACCTCGAAATGTGGTGGAAGATTGAAGAAATTCCGCATCAAGAATTGGAAGAGTGGGAACGCGCGGTCGGTCGGTTCGAGCGTGCCGCGAAGCGCGACGTTGCGGTGCGCGCGGCAGGCGCGTTCGTGATCTACGACCTGAACGGGGTGTTGGGCTACGTCGCGGGGCGCGAAGCGCCGGACGGGGCGTACCTCGTTGAGCGTTGGGTGCGCGGCAAGAGGGGGTGGACGCTGTATGAGTGACCTCATCGCCTGGATCATCGCCGGGGGCGTTATTCTCGTTCTCGTCAACAGCAACGCGGCAGATGGTCTGCTGAGCGCGCTCGACCTCAGCGACAACCTCAAGCGCGCGGTGGACTGGGCGCGCGGGGTGCGGGGCGTTCCGGCGGGCGTCGCAGCGGTGTGTTTCTTCATCCTCGCGTATGTCTTCGGCGCTTTGGCGTACCGCTACGACCTCGTACCGACGTGGCGCTTCATTCAGCCGATTGCTAACGACGTGCTCGCGACGGGGGCGGAATGGCTCACATTGTTTGCGTTGTTCCTCACGCTGTTGCCGACGCTGATCGAGTTGGCGACGGTCGGGCTGGTGCAACGCGATATTCGGGCGCTCCAGTGGATGGTTTATTTCTTCATTTTCTTCGATATTGTCACCGACTTCGGCGAGGCGGTCGCGTTGGTGGAGGTGTGGCAGCGCGGCGGACTGTTTGCGCCGTTGCCGGACGCGCTGGAGGGCGCAGCGGCGGTGCTGGCAAAAGTCGGCTGGACGTTTGCCGCATCGTTCGCGTTTGAGTTCCTCGCCATTCTGTGCGCGGTGACGGCGCTGTTGCTCGCGGCGAATGTCAGAGCGCCCGGCGGGGGCGGCAGCGGCGGAGGCGGGCGGTGAACGTCAGCGGGAAAGCAGTCTTTCTGATGCTGTTCGGCGTCGCGGTTGCGTTCAGCGTTGACCCGATTGCCGGCGTCTTCGCGTTCCTCGCGATGCTCACCGCGACCAACCGCGACGCGGCGGCGCGTGTTTACCACGCGCTGAACGACGCCGCCTACCGGGTCGAGCGCCAACTCGAACAACGCGGCTGGCTGCCGACCGCTGTCACAACACCGCGTATAAATAAAGAAGAAGCGGGTGTTGTGACGGTTGATGAGACCGCCAGCGCGCCGGACGCTGCTGCCGCCCCCGCCGCTGCTACAACACCTACGCCCGCTGTCACAACACCTCCTTTAATTAAAAGAGAAGCAAGTGTTGTGACACTTCCTTCCCCATCACTGTTCAACCCCGCCGACCCGCGCCCGGCGCGGTTCGCGGTTCCGCTGGGGTGCGACCAGACCGGCGCGTTTCGCTGGATCGACTTTGGCAAAGATGCGCTGCATATCGGTTTGTACGGAACCAGCGGCTGCGGGAAGGATCACTTGTTGCGGTTGTGGTTCGCGGCGTTGCTCAACGAGACGGCGGTGCGGTGGGCGATACTGGACGGGAAAGGGGACTGGCTGACGCCGAACCTCGCGCGGCTGCCGCAGATGCTGTTTCCGCCTGCGGGCGGTTACGGCGAGGAAGGACAACAGCGGATACTGGACGCAATCGGCGCAATCAACGAGGAAGCAAAGCGCCGGTTCGGGCTGCTGTTGAGCGCCGGGGTGCGCAGCGTTGAGGAGTACAACCAGACCGCGCCCGACCCGCTGCCGCTACTGATCGTACTGGCGACGGACATCATCGATGTCGTTGACGAGACGGAGCGACTGCTGATCGCGCTCGTCAGCAAAGCGCGGGCGTTGGGTATTCGGGTTATCGTCTCGATGCAGACGCCCACCGGCAAGCGGCTGGAGTGGCGGATGAACTTGTCTACGCTCATCTCCGGCGCGTTGGTGGACGGCAGTCAAGACGCGCCGGCGCTGGGGGTGCGCGACCCGAAGGCGCTGTTGTACCGCCCGTCGCAGTTGCCCCCGCCGCCGGGCGAGCGCGGGTTGTTTGTGGTGCGGCACAACAACGAGCAGTTTCTCATCCGCACGCCGGCGTTGGTCGGGGATTTCGACGGGCTGATCAACGCGCGCAACGACGCGGCGCTGTTGGAGACGTTACTATCAAGCGCTGTCACAACACCTCCTTTAATTAAAAGAGAAGCAAGTGTTGTGACGGCTGATGAGCAGAAGCCCGTCCCGGCGCATCAGCAAGCGCTGGGACAGCGGGGACGGGCGGATACGGCATCAGAATGCGCTGGGACGGCTGTTGTCCCGTCCCCGACCGCCCCCGAACCCGCAAAAATCGCCCAAATCGGGGGTTTTCGCGGGGACGGGGACGGCGGGGACGATACGCTGCTCGCTGCGCTGGCGGCGCTCCAGCGCGCGGGCGTCAGTCGAGAGCAAGCGCGGGCGTTAGGGCTGCGCTTCCGCAACGGCGATTGGGCGCGCGCGGCGCGGTCGGTGTTTGTGGATTGATAGTGCAGAGATGAAGGATTGTCACAACACTCTATAGAAATAAAAGAAGAGCAGATGTTGTGACAGCGAGGAGGGCGGCGCTTGAGGTTTCGTATTCTTGCAACGCTGGCGGTGTTGTTGCTGAGCGCACCAAGCGCGCTGGGCGTCCAGCGGGCGCTCGCCCCGACGCGCGGCGACCTCGCGGGCTGGCTGGCGGCGGTGGGGATCGAGTTGGCGTATCTGTCGCTGGCGTTCGCTGTGTTCGCAGACCAACAGCGCCAACGGTTGGCGTCGCGCGTGGCGCGGGCGGCAGTGCTCACCGCGATTACGCTCAACGTTCTGGCAGACTACGCCGCGCGCGTTCCGGCGGGGTTGAGCGGCGCGGCGCAGTTTCTGGCGTCGTTCGACTGGCTGCTGCTGGCGCTGTCGGTGCTGGAGAGCGCGCCGCTTGCGACGCTGGCGTATACGCTTGCGACGTTGCTGCATACGCACAGCGGTTCGCATCCGCATCCGCAACCGGATGCGTCGTATCCGCATCCGCAGTCGCATACGGCGCATACGGATACGCATACGGATACGCATACGGCGCATACGGATACGCATACGGCGCATACGGATACGCATACGGATACGCATACGGCGCATACGGATACGCATACGGCGCATCCACAGCGCACTGCGTCGTACCAGTGTCCGCACTGCGGTGCGGCGCTGGCGAAGCAGCAGCAGTACGCGGCTGCGCTGCGGTACGGGCATTGTGTGAGATGCAAGGAGAAATGAAAAGCCCCATCCGTTGCCGGACGGGGCTTTTGGTGTTGGTTGCTTACTGACACAGACGTTGGGCGGCTTTGCACAGCATCAGATACGGAAACAACTTCATAATTACGGCAGTTGGGTGGCTTTCTATCACTTCGATTGCTTCGTATGTTAGTTCGGCAATTGCGCGCCACAGACCCTCATCTTCGCTGATCGTGAGGCGGGTTACACACCAGTTGTCGAACATCGCTTCGATGAGGCTGGCAATCTCGTCTCTGTAGTTGGGTTCGGTGATGTCCAGAGCGTCAACAATATGCTGGCACTCAAACACATCGTCGTTGCGCTGGACAAGATATTTACCGTTGTACTTTTCGATAATTAGTTTGTACATTTTTCGTCTCCTTGTGGTAAAGAATGCCCCATCCGTTGCCGGACGGGGTTTCTGGGTTGCGGCGGGTCGTCTAGATGACGCGCGCTCTGCGAAGGATGAATGCGTAGTGTTCTTTTGCCTCTTCGAGATTGTTGTATTCGTACACTTCGGCAGTGCAGTCGTAGCATCGGCGCTCTATGAAATAGATGACGACCGAGCCGGTTTCAGTGCGGAACACACGGTACTGGATATCGTCCCCGTCGATATTGAACCGCACCGAGCCTATCTCCGACCCGTTGAAGGTGGCGACCTCGTAGTTGTTGTCGCCGGTGAAACTTCGGTACCCGCGCCAGATAGAGATTGTTGCCATTTGTGTGCCGTCCTTTCTTGACGTGTGTTTATCGTTTACGTCTCTACTATACCGCACACGCCGCGATTTGTCAAGCCCCAATTTCGCGGAAATTCCGGCGGATTTCCCGCTTGACAACCGGCGCGGGGTGTGGTAGAGTAGAGGCATAATCGATATGCACCGAGAAAGGAGCGCTACTATGGCACCGTTCGTACTTTGGAAAGGAACCAAGCGGGTTGTTTGCGGCAACGACATCGAATTCGTTGAGAACATCGAGATCGAGGGCGACGTTCTAGGCGCTTGCTGGGAGGAGGAAAACAGCAGAGGTGTACAGACGGTGTTCTACCGCACTCCGGGCGGGATGATTGTTGTACACCGTATACACTGGTCGCGGTGGGAGAACGAGGCGACGGTTGCGAATGTGTTCGTCTTCTCCTCAATCGCAGAATCAGAGAAGATGTTCTGGTGGGAGTTGGAACAGGCGGGTCTCATCCCGCCGCGCACGGTGAGGTTGGGCGAGTAGCAGTTCGGGGCGTTCCGGTTCGCCGGATCGCCCCTTCGTTTTTGTTGAGGAGACAAGCGGTGAAACTCCAATTTGAGCGGCACCCGCACGCTATCTGCGTCGTACTGACCGACGCGGGCGAGTGCGACCGCATCATCACCGTCGCCCGCCCAAGCGACGCCTTCGACGCGCTCGCACTTGACATCCACACCGCCGCGCACAAGCCGCTCGACGCGCTGTTCGCACTGCCGCGCGTCGTGCTGGTCGAGATCGAACGACGCGCGGGCAACTGGCGCGTCGAGGTTGCGTACTGGAACGGCGCGCTCGGCACGCTGGCGCAGTATGAGGAAGACGCGGCGACGCTCTCAGAGGCGTTAGCGCGTTGTGTGTGGGCGCTGGCGAGGTAGGAGGTAGGTGGAGTGGGTTGACGTTTACAGAGAAAGGAAGAACACTATGCCCAGCAGCGAACTTGCTCACTTTTTGAGCGTCGCCATCGACATTCAAGCGCCGCCGTTTGCCGGTGTTCACGTCGCCGACGGCGTAGTGGCGGCGACCGACGGCGTAATGCTGGTCACCAAGACGTTCAGCGGTGAGTTCCTTCGCGGCGAAGGCGCTATCTCGCCGAAAGCCGCGCGGGTGCTGGAGGCACTTGCTGAAGGCACGTGGATCGGGAGCATCGAGGTTGACGGAAACCGCGTGACCGCGACCGCGCGAAGTACGCGGTATGAGGAGAAGGCGGGCGGTGAGGTCGCGGGCGAGTACTGTGAGGTGAATCTGCCCGACTTCTACTGTCCGCGCGTCCCGATCAAGCGGATGCTCGCGGTGCTGACAGACGAGAGTCGGGGTTGGCAGCAGATTGTTGAGAACCCACGACTGAAGACGGTCAAAGAAGCCAGCGCGAAGGACTACGTTGCGCTGGTAGATGACCCGCGCGACGGGGGAGAACTCTTCCGCTCGAAGGCGGACAACGACACGCATTGGTACAGCGTCGCCCAGTTGCGGAAAGGGTTGCGGCTGTTCGGGAGGAACTCACGCTTGAGCGTAAGGCGAAGCAACAATGGATGGTTGTCGTTCAGCGACCAGTGGGGTTACACCTTCGCCGTCACCCCGTTCGTCAAGCGCGACTAGCCCCCGACGCGAACCCCAGACCCGCCGGACGCTCGTCTGGCGGTTTCTGTTTGTTCAGTAGTGTCACAACACGCTGTATAAATAAAAGAAGATGATGTGTTGTGACAACAGTGCGCGGGCTTGGCGGCGGCGGGGAAAAGAAAACCCCGCGCTTGTGATGCGCGGGGGTTCGGGTCGGGTTCGTTGATTAGATGAGGCGCATATCTTTGAGCGCCTGCTCGAAGCCGTCTGCCGCCGCCTCGCTCAGATCGCGGTATCGGTGAATTGAGCCGTAGTGCGGTTCGCCGACGATGCCCGACCAAGTGATGAGGTGCACGATAATCTCACCCTCTGTCTGATAAACGTAGTAGGTCTTTCCGTCAATTACGTCCTCGAACCACCCAAGTTCCTGACCTGTGATCTCGAAGACTTTGTACTTGCTGGTGTCGTCGCCTGGCAGAAACGTTCGCTCGCCTTCCCAAATTCGATACGTCTCCATTTTGTGTGCCTCCTTAGTGCTAAGTGCTTATCGATTACAGTTATACTATACCACACCCCGCGCCGTTTGTCAATACCCAATTTTCGAGATTTTCCCGCGATTTTTGTGGGGTTGACAGACCGGCGCGCGTGTGGTATACTAGCAGCGTAGTCGATTACGCGAAAGGAGACCACTAATGCCCAAGCGACGTTCAGCCCCCGCACCGCGCCCAGCGCGCGAAATCGTTATTGACTCCGGTGATGATTTCAAAATCATCTTCGACCGCGAAACGAAGGATTACGCGGTCGAGTACCGCGGCGAGCCGGTCGGCTGGCGCGCGTATGTTGAGGACGCGCGGCGGCTGGTGGAACAGTTGCGGTACGAGGACGCGCGGCGCGGCGAGTAGAGGAGGAAAGTAATGTTTCGAGACGTTACGATCATCAACGGACCCGTCCCGAAGAACGGGGTTGCAGACTACGAGCGGGTGCGCATCAAAGCCCGCCCGCTCGGTCGCCCGTATGCGTGGGACAACGGGCGGGCGTGGAATCCCTATACGACGAACGGCGGTTTCGTTCTCGTCTACGAGTGCGAGGATGGAACCATCTACGTCCAGGAGATCGAGTGGGAAGTAGACCCGTATCCGGACGCGACACCGGACCCGCGGACGTACTACTACTACGAGAAGTACGCCTCGCTCGCCGAGGCGCGAGCGGGTTGGCGCGGGTGGTTGATAGAGTACGCGCTGGGAACCGAATAATCCCCCGCCCCGCCGTCCCCACGCCCCGCCGTCGCTGGCGGGGCTTCTGTTTGTTCAGCGGTGTCACAACACCTCATCTTCTTTTATTTATACGCAGTGTTGTGACAGCGCCCGCCTGCTGCATCGCCACTCCCCACCCGCCCGCCGTCAGAACATCAGCAGTGTCACAACACTCTATAGAAATAAAAGAGAAGCAGGTGTTGTGACACCCGCGCACCGCCGCGATCTGGTGTACGAAAATGCGGGGCTTTTGCTGTACAATTAAAGTGAGGGGAACACAGCGCCCCGCTGAAAAGAGAGAGAGGAGTAGGAGGAGGAGATGAACCTTCCCTTTTCGCAACCGCTGGACAAGGTGACCTTTGGTGCGCTCGCTGCCGCGACCGTCATCATCCTTGCGTGGGCGCTGCGCGAGTTCGCGGGGATCGACCTGCCCGCCGAGGTGCAATCGGCGCTGGCGGTCATCTTCGGCTACGTCGTTTCGTATCACATCCCGCTGAACGAGACCGAGGCTGAAGCAATCGCGAGGAAGTACTACAAGTACAAATGACGACTGAAGAACTGCTGACAGACGAAGCCCGCGCTGCGGTGTTGCGCGCGCTGTTTATGATCGTTGTCAACGACAACGAACCGGCAAGCGCGCGCGTTGCCGCCGCGCGGCTGTTTCTGTCGCAGTTCGAGGAACATCCGAACGCCGATCAGAACGTACTGGTGATCGTCGATGAAGCGGCGTTCGTCAAGACGGTATGAGATACGACTGCCGCAACTGCACGCAGATCAGATCGCGGTTTCGGAACAGACCAGAAGCGCGCGGTTTGTGCATCTGCGCGCGGGGCGGCGCTGGGGGAAGTCGCACTTGCTGGCGCGAATGCTCGTTGAGGCGGCGTTGGTGCAGCGGCAGACGGTCGGCTACTTCGCACCGACCTACAAACTGATGCTGCCGGTCTGGGAACAAGTGCGGCGCGTACTGCGCGCGCCGGTTGCGGACGAGTACAAGGCGGAACGGCGGATTGATACAACCACCGGCGGGCGCGTTGAGTTCTGGTCGCTCGACAACGAGAACGCGGGAAGGTCGCGCGGGTACGATCTGATCGTTGTAGATGAGGCGGGGCTGGTGCGCAATCTCGAAACAATCTGGCGCGAAAATCTGATCCCCGCGCTGCTCGACCGGCGCGGGCGCGCGGTGTTGGCGGGAACGCCGAAAGGACGCGGCGACTTCTGGCGCATTCACCAGACCGCGCTGGAAGACCCGCGCTGGGCGACGGTTCGGCGTTCAACGAGTGACAATCCGCGCCTCGATCCGGCGGATATTGCGCTGCTGCGATCCGCAATGACCGAACGCGCGGCGCGCCAAGAGTTGGACGCCGAGTTCCTCGACGACGGCGGCGCGGTGTTCCGGAACGTGCGCGGTTGCGTCGGGGCGATCACGCGCAGCAACGAGGCGGCGGTGATTGGGGTGGACTGGGGGCGCTACGAGGACGCGACGGTATTTGCGGCGCTCGATCCGCAGACGCGCTGCGTTGTTGACGTTGAGCGTCTGGTTGATGCAGATTTTGCAACACAGCGCCGCGCGCTGGTCGCATTCTGGCAGCGCAACGGTTCCGGCGCGGTGATTGCGGAAGCCAACAGTATCGGCGCGCCGAACATCGAAGAATTGCAGCGCGCCGGGCTGCCGGTGCAGGCGTTTACAACCACAATCTCAACGAAACCGCTGCTGATTGACACACTCGCGCTGGCGCTGGAGCAGCGAACGATTGTGCTGCCCGCGCTGGACTGGCTGCTCAACGAACTGGAGATGTACAGCGTCGATATTTCCGCGTCCGGTCGCGCGCGCTACAGTGCGCCGGAAGGATGCCACGACGACGGTGTGATCGCGCTGGCGCTGGCGGTGTGGGGCGCGGCGCGCGGCGCAGAGGTGCTGTTTGATGTATAAGCGCGCGGCGCAGAGGTGCTGTTTGATGTATAAGCCCGCCGCACAACTCGTACTGTCGCCGTCTGAGCGCTACGAGATCAAGGCGCTCAACGTCGAGGATTTCCTTCCGTCCGCGTGGGTTGGAACGTTCAGCGACGGCGACGCGGTTGATGTCGAGACGGCGTATGAGCGCGTCGCGGTGGTGCGCACGGCGGTGACGTTGCGGGCGAACGCCCTCGCGTCGCTGCCGTGGGAGATCACCACCCGGCGCGGTACGCTGGTGGCGTTCGACGCGGAACGACTGACTGCGCTCATTCGCGGAATTGAGATCGATCTGTGTCTGTACGGCGCGGCATATCTGTTGCGCGACCCCGCTGCGCCGCTTGGGTTGCGTCGGTTGCACCCGCGCACCATCACTCCGATCACCGACGCAAAGCGCGGGTTGATCGGGTTCACGCGCCGCGCGAACAACACAGAAGTGCGGCTTGAGCCGGAAACCGAACTGCTGCACATCTGGGAACCGTCTGTGCGCAGCGAAGTTGAACCCGGCGTCGGGCTGGTGACGACGGCGCTGACGCAAGCCCGCGCGCTGCTGGCTGCCGAGCGCTACCAGACCGCGTACTTCGAGCGCGGGGCGGTGCGCCCCACCGTCTGGATGTTCGCCCAGCGCCCGACGGACGCCGAACGTTCGCGGTTTGAGCAGTGGCTGCGGCAACTGGTGAGCGGCATCCGCAATGCGTTCCGACATTTGGCGCTGTCGAGCGAGATCAAAACGGTGACGCTGGGTGATACGTTGTCAGATGCAGTAAAGCCCGAACTGCTCCAGCGCGCGGCGGAATTGATGCTGACGGCGTTCCAAGTTCCGATGTCGGTTGTCTTCAGCAGCGCGAGCAACTACGCGACCGCGCGGCGCGACTACCAAACGTTTATTCTTCTGACGATCCTCGCCCGCGCGCGCGAGGTTGCGGCGATGCTGCAGCCGCATTTTGCCGCGTACAACCAGACGCTGCGCTGTAACGAAGCGCGCATCGATGCGGTGCAGAATGAGGAGTTGGAGAAGGCGGAAGCAATCCAGCGCCTCACCGGGCAACCGGTTCTGACCCTCAACGAAGCCCGCGCCCGCCTCGATCTGCCGCAGTTCGTCGAAGACGAGGCGGATCAAGAATTGCTGCGACTGCGCAACCGGCTGGCGATAGCGCGGGAAGCGGTTGCTGCCGGTCTCGATACGAGAACGGCGCTGCGGCTGGCGGGCGTCAACGGCGCGGTGAGTGAGGAACCGGCGGACGTTGAAGCGAAGACGCTGAAGAAAGACGACGAAGCGGAACTGCTGCCGCACGAGGTGCAACTCTACCGCGACCTCAAGCGCGCTTTTCAGCAACTGCGCGGGGTGGTGCTGGACGGCGCAGACGAAATTACGGCGCAGATGTTCAGCGAGACGCTGTACCCCGCGATGCGCCGCAACATCGAGACAATTGCACGTCTGTTCGCCGACGAGATGCGCGCAGAAATCGGCGTGGCGGTAAACGTCGATGCGCTGCTTGCAGACTGGGCGGAAGAAGCGACGCGGCGTCAAGTTGAGGAATTGCTCTATCCGTACACCCGCGACTACATCGCCCGCGCCGTCGCCGCGTGGCAGCGAATGCCGGGCGCAGACCGCGACGAACTCGTTCGGATGATAGAGCCGGTCGTTGGAGCGAAGCGCGCCGAAACCGTCGCCATCACTGCTGCGACTGAAGCCGCAGCCGCGGGCGTGCGGGCGTACCGCGACGGATTGCGCGCTGAGCACAATCTGGAGTACGTGATGATCTGGGAGACCGCCAACGATGAGCGCGTGTGCCCGATCTGCGGCGCGCTCCACAGCAAGCGTGAGGATGAGTGGGGCGGGCGTTCCGGACCGCCCGCGCACCCGCGCTGTCGCTGCGGCGTGCGACTGGAGCGGGTCGATGCGGGTTAGCGTCGCTGTCGATCTCGATAACGCACTGCGCAAACTGCTGCCGCGTTCGGCGCGGATCGAAGCCGCGCTTGACGCGGGCGCGACCGCTGCGCACGGTATGATGCAAATCTATCCGCCGCCGCCCGCCGGATCGCGGTATCGGCGGACGGGCAATCTGCGGCAGAAGTTGCGGATCAAGAAACTGTCGAAAACATCGCGGATTGTCGAAAACACCGCGTCCTATGCGCGGTTTGTGTACGGAATGCCGCAAGCGCGGGTGCATCGCGGGCGCTGGGCGTCGGTGCGCGATGCGGCGGAAGCGGCGAAAAAGGAAGCCGTCGCTGTGCTCAAGGGGAGGTGAGAAATGGAATGGCAGACCGCGCCCGGCGCGGCGCTGAAGGCGGCGTACACCGGCGACGTTGAGGGATTGCTCGTGGTGTTCGGCAGTCCCGACGCAACCGACCTCGAAAATGAGTTCTTCACTGCGGAAACGGATTTCGGGCGTTTGCGCGAAACGCCAATCTGGTTGAACCACGCGCAACCGGTGAAAACGACGAGCGGGGTTATTCTGATTGAGGAGCCAATCGGCTACGGCGCGCTGGAACTGACCGACGAGGGGGTTATCATTCGCGGCTTACTCGACGCGAAATACCGCTATCTCGCCCAGATCGCGCCGGAACTGGGCTGGTCAAGCGGCACCGCGGCGCATCTCGTGGTGCGTCAGCCGGTCGGGAAAGCGCTCCACATCAAACGCTGGCTGCTGGGGCTGGACGCGAGCATCACGCCGACGCCCGCAGAGCCGCGCACAATGATTCGGAATGCATATCGGTTAGTCATCAAGTAGGAGGAGGAGATGACGGAAATCGTGATGAATCAGTCGGAACTCGCCGCCGAAATCGCCGCGCGGCTGCGCGAGGAAGTCGCAGCAGCGGTGAAAGCGCGAGATGTCGGCGTAGCAACAACCGCAACCGCTGCGGAAGGCGAAGGTGTATCGTTCGGCGACTTTCTGAAGTGCGTTGCAACCGGCGACGTTCAGAGGCTGCGCGCGGTCTACAAAAGCAGCAAAGCGCTTGACGAGACGACCGGCGCGGGCGGCGGGTTCCTCGTGCCGACGCAGTTCGAGGAGCGCATCCGCGCGGTCGGCGCGCCGATGCTGTTTGATCAACTGGTCGCCGCCGGGCGCGGTCCGCTGATGCTGCGCACGAACGCGGCAGAGTTGGCGCTGCCGGTGCTGGAGCAAGACCAAGCGCCGAACGTTGAGAGCAGCGCGTTGGTGGGCGGCGTGCGGCTCATCTGGCGCGAACAGAGCGCAGACGTTGCGGAAAGCGAACCGCGCTTCGAGCAGCGCATCTTCCGCCCGCACGCGGCGGACGCCTACGTTGCGGCGGCGACCGAACTCATCACCGACGCGCCGCAAGCGCTTGAGGATACGCTGGTGTCGCTGTTCGGTCGCGCCTACGCGGTGTTGAAGGCGCGCGTGATGCTGCGGGGAACCGGCGTCGGTCAACCGCGTGGGATCGTCGGACATCCGGCGTCGATCAGCGTGGCGCGGGCGACGAGTAGCAGCACGCAGGCGGAAAACGATACCAGCACCGTTCTGGCGATGATCCAGCGCCTGCTGCCCGGCAGCGCCACTGCGGTGTGGATCGCCCATCCGTTCTGGCGCTCGCGGCTGATGGCGACGCGGCTAGCGGAAACGCTGCTGTATACGGTCAACGGGCAGTCGTTGGTCTACGGCGACACGCTGGCGGGTATCCCAATCGCGTACAGCGAGCATCTGCCGACGGTGACGAGCGCGGGATCGCTGATCCTCGCCGATCTGTCGTACTACGCAATGGTGGAGCGTGCGTCGTTCAGCGTCGCATTCAGCGAGCACGTGAGGTTCCTCAAGCGGCAGTCGGTCTGGCTGTTCGGCGTGCGGGTTGACGGCGCGCCGCTGGTCAACGCGCCGCTGATCCTCGCGGACGGCGCGGGGAACAACACTGTTAGCCCGTTTGTCGAGATCGCAGCGGGTACGTAATAAGCGGGTGTCACAACACTGCATAGAAATAAAAGAAGATGCGGTGTTGTGACACTGCTGAAAGACACCGGCGGCGGGGAGTACTACGTTTGGGTTAGGTGAAGGTCGGGCGGACTGTCACAACAC